TCTGCGGCGGTGGGCATACAGAAAGCAGTCTTAATACATTTTATTTCAGGGCTGGATTGTTACGAGCAGCATCCAGTCTACGCCAGATCAACAGGAGTTGATATCGTATGGACCTCTCTGACTCAGCCACCCAACAGGAAGAGCTCATGCGTGAGCTAGCACTCAAGCGTGCCGCCAATCATGCGCCTGCCCTGCCCGCAGTCGGGGCGTGTCACTGGTGCGATGCGAGCGTGCCTGATGGGCATCGCTTTTGTGATTGTGATTGCCGCGACGATCAGGAAACAAACCACCAAGCGCAACTAACGCAGCAAGCTAATTGCGCAAGCGCCGGAAGCTTATTAGTGCAGGTCTATTGTAAAAGAGCGGGTCCCTTCTGCACTTTCCAAGGGGCGGGTCAATTCGAGCGCATGATATTTCTAGGCTGTGGGTTTTCCACATACTGAAAATTTGCGGGTTTTAGGCGGGAATTAAATGCAAATCAGCGTGAGCATAAAAGGTATGGACGTCGCTAAAGCGATGATTTCTGGCCAATCGCGCCAAATACCGTTCGCCACAAGCCTGGCAATCAACGCAGTCGCCAAGTCTATCGACGATGAGCAACGGAAAACAATCGGTTCAAAGTTCGACAAGCCAAAGGCGCAGACAGTTAAAGCCACCTACGTTATTCGCTCGAATAAAAACAACCTGACAGCGACGGTTGGACTAAAAGACAGAAGCAAAGGAGTGCCGGCATCCGAATATCTGGCGCCAAATCTCGGAAAGTCTGGCCGCACTCCGCGCAATTACAAACGATCAGAATATATGCTCCGCACCGCAGGAATTCTCCCGGCTGGTTTGTACACAGTGCCCGGAAAGGAAGCGAAACTAGATGCATACGGAAACATGAGCCGTGGCCAGATCGTTCAGATCCTCAGTTATTTTCGGACATTTGGAAATACTGCGCTGAATACAAAAAGAATGAATGCGACGGATAAATATCGGGCGAAGGCAGCCAAGCAGCAGCGCCAGTATTTTGTTGTTCCAGTAAATGATCGTAAATCCAAGCTTTACCCGGGAATATGGCAGGAAGCGCCTGGGCGCACGCTTGCTCCGATTCTGATGTTTGTCAGGCGCCCTGTTTACAACGCGGTTTATGATTTCTATGGAATTGGAAAAGAAATTGTCGACCGGCGATTCGATGAAGAATTCCAGCGCGCTTGGCGGCAGGCTGTTAGCACAGCACGATGACTGAACTGGTCAGCAAACGCGAGTTTGCAACGAGAATCGGGCAGTCTCCAAGTTATGTGACGCAGCTATTGCACGATGGCCGCTTGATTCTCGAAGGATCCGGAAGGTCTGCCAAAGTAAAGGTATCGGAATCTCTCAAGCGAATCGAACAAACTGGCGGAGGACGTCCGGATGTTGCTGCAAGGCACGCACGTAATCGCGCGAACGGCGGCGCATCTGATTCAGGAATCGAAGACGAAGAGATTGACGGAAACTACCAGGCGCACCGCGCTATCAAGGAAAAATATGCAGCCCTCACCGCAAAAGCCGAATATAAAACGCTTATTGGCAACCTGATCCCGCGTGATGATGTCGATTCTGTGCTGCGATTTGTCGGCGCTCAGGTGCGCTCACTGATGGACGTATTTCCAGATCAGCAAGCGCCGATTCTCTGCGCAGTATCCGACATCCACGAAGTCCAGGCACTGCTTACAGATGCGTGCCGTACCGTCTTGCTGGACATTGGCCAGGCCATCGAACGACAGCTGCGCACAGTTACCAAAAAATGAGCACAACCCTAGCCCATTGCCTGTCCACCATGGCCGCAGCGCTAGCCCCGCGCCGTGCCCTGCTGGTATCGCAATGGGCGGACGAACACCGCGAGCTATCCGGAAAGCAAGCCGGCGAGCGCGGCAGATGGCGCACCGCACGCAATCCGATATTGCGCGAAATCATGGATTGCCTGTCTGCATCAAGTCGAGTCACTGACATCTGGGTGATGAAGTCGTCTCAGGTTGGCGTGACAGAGGCAACGGTCAACTTTCTCGGCTATTGTATGGACCACGCTCCGGCCCCTGTCATGGTGCTGATGCCAACTCTGGACAGCCGAGACGCGTGGAAAGCGCAAAAGTTAAACCCGCTGATTCAGGAGACGCCGGTTATTCGCGAGCTGCTTGGCGGCCAGCGTTCGCGAGACGCGGCAAACAGCAAAGACATGATCGATTTTCCCGGAGGCGTGCTGTTCCTGGCCGGCGGAAACTCGCCGAACAGCTACGCGCAACGCTCAGTGCGTTACTTGATCATGGACGATCTCGACCGCTTTCCGCCTGAAATCGGCGCAGAGGGCGACCCGGTTGCGCTTGCGAAAGGGCGTACCAAGGCATTCGCCCGGGCGAAGCGGCTATTTATCAGCACGCCTACCGTCAAGGGCGAGAGCATGATTGAGCGCGGCCATGCGGAAACGGATCAGCGTCGCTATCATGTGCCCTGTCCGCATTGCGGACACTACCAGCCACTCGAATGGGGTGGCGCGGAAGCTGCGCACGGCATAAAGTGGACCAGCGACTCTGCCGGCGTCGACGCGTGGTACGTCTGCGCCAATTGCGCGCAACCGATTTACGAACACCAGAAGCCGACGATGCTACGGGATGGGCGCTGGATTGCTACTTATCCAGAGCGCAGCTCACGCGGCTATCACATCAGCGCCCTTTACGCTCCGATCGGCCTCGGCCCATCGTGGCGCGATCTTGTCGAGGAATGGCAGTCGGCCGTCAAGTCGCCCGGAACCCTGCGCACCTTCGTCAACACGCATTTGGGCGAATGTTGGGAAGAGCATGGCGATCAAGTCGACCCGACAGGATTGCTGACGCGACTGGAAGACTACGAGGAACTGCCGCGCCAACTCGTGCGCACCGCTGGCGTCGACGTGCAGAAAGATCGACTGGAATGCACCGTTGTCGATTGGGGCGTCGGTGAAGAAGCATGGACGCTTGAACACCGCATCATCCCCGGCGACACCGCACAGCCGGCAGTCTGGCAGCTACTCGATGACGAGTTGCAGCATTGGGGGCCGCAGGCTGTTGCAATCGACTCAGGCTACAACACCAGCATGGTTTACGCCTACGTTGAAAAGCGGCGATGGGCGTTAGCCGTCAAGGGCAGGGCAGGGCCAGGCGTGCCACTTGTCGAAGACGAAAAAACGCGCCGCATGCGCCTGCGACGCCAGCGCAAAAAGGGAATCATGGTGCACCTCGTCGGAGACGATCAGGCTAAAGCGCTGATCTATTCGCGCCTCAAGATCACCGCGCCCGGCCCGGCGTATATCCATTTTCCGAACGACGCCAGCTTCGATGATGAGTATTTCGCGCAGCTAACCGCTGAAAAGCTGGTGACAAAAATGCGCGGCACCCGCCCCTATGCCGAGTGGCAGCAAATCCGACCGCGCAACGAGGCTCTGGACTGCTGGAAGTACGCATTAGCCGCACTGCGCCTCTCAGGTATCGACTTGCGCATGCGTGCGGCCATCGAGGCAGGGAAAGAGGCCGCACCGACAGGGCCGGCAATTCGCAGGCTTGGCAGAGTCGGGCGGTCCGGAATGTTCAATCATTGAGCAAGGAGAAACCGCAATGATCCATGAAATAATCGCCATGCTGCGCCGGCGCGGTGTTGAATTGCCGGACCCGGTTGTCCGTGAAGTGTCTTTCGAGTTTCATCACCTTCATGGAGGCGAGCGGCCCTACATCCCGAAATTTCCAAAACTCACCGGCCAGATGCGCCTGTCCTCGCTCGGCACCGCGACCGATACGATGACGCTGCGGGAAATGAGCCGCGCCATCGGTATTCCGGTGCGCACGATTAGCCGCCTAAAGAATGGGAGATAGATATGGGAAGCCTCATGCGTTTTCGCCTCGACGAATTTATCGAGAAAAACAACCTGCAAACATTCATCGAAACCGGAACGGCACGCGGAGACTCGCTGGCCTATGCTGCGGCGCGTCCGGAATTCCTGCACCTGATGTCCTGCGAGATTGAGCCATTACTCGCCGCTGGCGCCTGCTGCCGCTTCAACGAAGACCCGCGTGTGATGATCGTCCGGGCAGATTCCGGGCTGTTCATGCAAATGGCGTCAAAACTGGACCTGCCGCCTGCGCTGTTCTGGCTTGACGCGCACTATCCAGGCGCCGGATTTGGCCTGAAAGACTACGGCGACGCCATGCCGGAAACTGTCCGCCTGCCGCTAGGCAGGGAACTGGAACAAATCCGCAGGAACCGCGCCGGCCTTGACGTGATCATCATCGACGACATGAGAATCTATGAACTTGGCGAATGGGAAGATGGACCGCTGCCAGAAGGTACGCCGGGAGAGCCTACCGAAAACGGCGCCGACTGGATACGATACCTGTTCAGCGAAACGCACACCGCCCATACAATAATCAGGGACCAGGGTTATTTGTTGCTCTTGCCAAAGGGCTAGACGCCACTTTTTGCCTTAACCGCGTCGGCCGAATCCGGCATCCTCGCCCGCACAACTCGCGAGGACACCGTGGCCGTAGACATTCCCGATATTGAACCGACCACGCTGCGCGCCGGAGATACATGGAAGTGGACCAAGTCCCTGCCAGACTATCCGGCAAGCTCGTGGAATCTGAAGTACCGCTTCAAGTCGCCGACGGCTGGCTTTGAAATCACCGCAGACGAAACCGGAGACGAGTATTCCATCACAGTAACCGCCGCGACAAGTTCTGCTTACGCCGCTGGCACATATAGTTGGATCGCCTGGGTCGAAGGCGGCACAAGCGAGAAATACACCGTCGACACAGGCGTCGCTGTCATCAATCCAGACTATCGGATCGGCACAGCCACGGCGGCGCTTGATGACCGCAGCCATGCGCGCAAGACGCTGGCGGCAATCGAGGCATGGATTGAGTCACGCGATCAGGGCGTTGCACGCTACGCAATCGCCGGGCGCGAAATGCAGTACATCCCGATCACCGACTTGCTGAAGTTGCGGCAGACATATAAGGCCGAAGTCGCCGCCGAAGACGCCGCTGCCGCGCTCGCCAACGGACTCGGCGGCGGACGCAGGATACAGTTCAGAATATGAAGCTCACTGATCGCATGAGCGCCGCCTGGCGCGCATTGACCGGCAAGCGTGACCCATACGCTGCGACCTATGGCAATGGCGGAACCAATGGCTTCGCTGGCGGGGCAATCAACCGCCTCACGTCGTCGCTTGCAAGCTGGTCCGGATCGGTAAATGCCGACCTCGACGGCGCCTTGCCCGTGTTGCGCGCCCGCGCCCGCCACCTGGCGGCCAACAACGAACACGGGAAGCGATTCCTGACGCTGTGCGCCACAAACATCGTCGGGCGCCAGAATCCCCGGCTACAAGTCAGGGCCATGCGCGATCAGCGTGACCCGAACAAGCCGACAACGCTCGACAAGGCGGCGAACGAAACAATCGAGGGCCATTGGGACAAATGGGGCCGCACCTGCGACCTGTCAGGGCGCCACAAGACGCTATACAGCCTGCTGCGCACCACAGTGAAGGGCGTTGCTCGTGACGGCGAGGCAATCATACGTGTTGTTCGCAATCGCTCGCTCCCCTATGGAATGGCGCTGCAGCTGCTGGAATCAGACCGCCTTGATGAAGGGCTGAATGCGCGCCTGGACAACGGGAACGTGATTCGTCAGGGTGTCGAGATTGATTCCGCCCTGCGAGCCGTTGCCTATCACATCAAGACCAGCCACCCGGGCGACAGCTACTCTGCTGGAAGGCCAGGCGCCGAGCGCGTGCCAGCAGGAGAAGTCTATCACCTGTTCACCGCCGACCGCGCAGAGCAGGTCAGAGGAATCACCTGGTTCCACGCGATTATCATGCGCGGCAGCATCATCCACAATTTTGAGGAATCCGCTGTTGTCGCCGCGCAGATCGGCGCCTCGAAGATCGCCACGCTCGAACGTTCGGAAGATTCCGTGGACATGGGGCCTGGCGGCGGATTGGCCGACGGCATTTCGGGCGGATTGCCGCAGATCAAGGCCGAAGCCGGCGAAATGTTCGAACTGCCGCCTGGCTACACGCTGAATAGCTGGAATCCGGAATACCCGCACCAGAACTTTGAGTCATTCCTGAAAGCATGCCTGCGAGGGCTTGCAGCCGGTATGGATGTCGCGGCGCACAATTTGACCGGCGACATGACTGACGTGAACTATTCGTCGGCGCGGATTGCCGAACTCGCCGAACGCGAGACGTGGATGATCGCTCAGGACTGGCTTATTTCCAGCTTCATGCAACCGCTATACGAAGACTGGCTGGCGATTAACCTGCTGTCGGGGAATATCACCTTCCCCGTATCAGGCAAGGCCATCCCAGCCGATCGCTTTGAGAAATTCCGCAGTGCATCGCGTTTTCAGGGGCGCCGCTGGTCGTGGGTCGATCCGCTCAAAGAGGCCGAAGGCAACCTCAAGATGCTGGAAGCCGGATTGACAAGCCGCACCCGCCTCGCCAGCGAACAGGGTGAAGAATTTGACGACATCCTTGACGAACTCGCAGCCGAACACGTCGCGATGATGGATGCCGGTCTGGACGAAACTCCGGAGCCGAAGCCGGCCGCAGAAGACGCTCCGGAAGTCCTTGCCGCCAAGGCCATAGCCGCCGGAAATGTTCGCGCTGCAGAGTTGCGCCGCGATGCCGCCGTCGCCAGCCAGCCGCAGATACACGTCCACCAGGGCGCGGTCAATGTGACGACGCCTGCCGTCAGGAACGAAATCACCGTGCAGCCCGCTGAGGCGCCGGTCAACAACATCGTCAACGAGATCCACGAACGCGAACAGCGGGAGCCTGTTATCAACTTCGCGCCGACCACCAACGTTGCCGCGCCGAATGTTGAGGTACAGGTAGAGGCGATCATGCCGGCAGTTTCTGAAGTCGCAATCACTTCGCTTCCGATCAGAAAGACTACAACCGAAATCCTGCGCGACAAGGCCGGCGACATCGCTACTAGCGTGCAAATAGAAACCGACGCATAAAGGAACAACCCATGGCTGCAACAGTTCAAATCTTAGAAAAAAACGGCGCTGGTCCGACCACTACCGACAAGACAAGCGGGAGCATTCGATTCAAGAACGCGGACAACGCAACCGTGGACACAAGCAATCCCATGGTCAAGCCAGGCGCTGGCGTGGATTACAGCTTCGAAAAGTGGCTGCGTTTCAACGTGTCGGGTGGCACCTATACCGAAATCACGAACGTCAAAGCCTACATGGACGGCGGAAACGGCCTCGGCACTGATGTCACCCTATACGCCAAGGCGGTTACTGCCTACGCGACACCAGCAGAGGCTACCGGCACAGCCGGGTACACAAACGCCTTCAGCTATACCTCAGGTTCGCCGCTCACGCTCGGGGCCGGCCCATACACCAGCACCGGAGAAAAGGCCGATCATCTGGTGATGATGCTGACCGTTGGCACTACGGCAAGTGGCGGAATTACGCCTAGCGAGACGTTGACGATATCCTGGGATGAGGTATAGCACCGCATGAATAGCCAAGTCCACGAGATCGCCGTTGACGAAGCTGGCAACCTTCACGGCACTGACGGAAAAATTACCGTCACCCTGATGGGTGGAGGCCGCATGTTCAAGCGCCGCGCTGTCAAGGGCGTAGGCAGCGGCGATTCGCAACAAATTTGCTGGCTGGTCGCCGAGCTTGATGGCGTGTATGTCTACCAACAGGGCAACAGCGTCATCGTGATGG